TAGTAATTATAATCTCCCGATGTTGATTTATCACCACCAACCATTTTATTATAACCATCATTTACGTAAGGACTAATAAAAGTGTTATAAATAAAGTCAGCTGTATCTTCTCCTAAATTTAAAGTAGATTGAAGACCTCCGTAGCTGTCAACTATCGGATTGTAATGCTGACCATCTGAACTCAACGGAGTTCTAGCAGTAAACATATACTGGAAATAAGCGTTTGCTGTTTCTTCACAGAATTGAACTTGCGCTCTTTGTACCGTGTCGTGGTAAGCTAAAGCAGCATCCACATCTGGACGAAGTGAATACAGAATAAAAGGAGCTGTGGCAAATTTAGAACTTACCGAAGTTAAAGCTGCTCTAAAATCAGATTCAAATGCTACTAAATTATCATAATAATTAGCAGCCATTGTGGCATTAGCAGCATCGTTTTCACCTTGTCCCCAACGAATAATTATGTAAGGATTTTTACCGTTAGCTATCATTGCATTGTAAGCTAACGTAGCTTGATTAACCGCATTGTCAAATAAACTGTCTGCGGTAGCTGAATCCCAAGTTGCACCTTGATATTCACCTAATCCTAAAACGTCTAAAGCAGTACCACCTAATGCACAATTAACAACGTAACATTCTTTTCCATAAGTGTTATACATTTTATAACACAACGGATTACTTGTTGCAAATCTATTAGCTATATTATTAAAGTCTTTTGAAGGTCCAACGCCTCCCGAAGCAGCAGGCAAAACAATATAAGCTCCATAAGAATCATTAACCCCACTTTGATAAGCTGTAAAAGCTGGAGTTCCACCGTTGTAATTCCAATTGTAAACGCCTGTTAAAGCGGCTTGTTGTGGGGCTGGTAAATTTCCAGGAATGTTATATCTTGCAGTCATATTAGATTGCCCGATGTCTATAAATAACAAACTGTCATAATTAAATGATGGGGTTGGAGTTGAACCAGATCCCCCACCGCAAAAAATCAAATAATCTAATAAGTCCGGTTTCATCTTCCGTTAAAGTATTTACGTGCGTAATAAGTATCTATTTTATCCTCACATCTATCCTCAATAGCTAATGCAGATGTGTTTGAAACTCTAGTATTTGGCATTAATTCAGAACATCCCCAGCCAGAACATCTGTATTCCTCAAACAAATGTCCGTTTTGACATAGGTATTTTTGAAGCATTTGTAAGTAAAAATCACCTTTATCCTTACATTTCTTTTCAAGTCTTTTTAATGGCTCATCTTCTGCTGGAGTAAGATTTTCACCTCCCTGTTTAACTGGGCCTATATTTCTAATCTTAATCGAAATAAACGGAAGCGCATCGTACACTGTGTACCAAACTAAAACAGCTCTAATTTTCTTAATTAAAGTCTTTTCGTTTGCGGTAGTGTTTTGAGGTGATGACGTTAATGATGATATTAATCTGTCATAAAGCCTCGTTCCAATAGCCTCCTGTATATATGTTTCTTCAGCAGATTTAGCAAATGGGTAAATTTCAGACATATCTTGATTTCCAGATAAAGGACTATTTGATTTGAGATAAGTTTCTGATATGAAAAAAGCTATTGCCATTATTTTATAATATTAGATCCAGTTGGTACATTAGTTTTATCAAGTCCAATTAAAGCGCGAATTTCATTAGCAGTCATAGACTCAAGTACTTTATTTGCAACTAAAGGAGATAGAGTATTTATAGCGTTTGTTACTGGATTTCCAGAATCCTCCTGTATAAATGGATTATATGGGTTTGTTTGTATTTTAAAAGTGACTCCATTGATTTCAAGAATATTATTATACATAGCATCCTTTAGCTTTCTATAAGGTGAAATTCTAGTCTTATCGTAAATGTTAAAAGCTTTTTCAATCTCAGTGTTACCGCCAAGTTGACCACTAACAGAAATGCCAGCAAGTAAAGGAGATGTTAATTTGTGTCCAGTTAGAATTTTACGATCACATAACTCCGCGAGAAGTAGTAGTTGTTTATCAAGATTATTAACCTGAAGTGGTTCATATTTTGGCGCAAGTGCAGTGCCATCAGAGAATGACACCATATGTTTTCCAGTCTTATTTGCGCCTACAAAAGACCTTCTTATTTCACTTAATATTCTTTGCTTATCTTCTTCATCTCTTGGTAATTCATAAAACTGAAGATGTAAAGATGGGTTCATTCCGTTTTCAAGATTAGAAAGATGATAAATTCCCATTTGAAAATCGGTTTGTATCCAGGTTAAAGCCCCAGCATAATCAGGCTCACCATAATATTCTAAAGACCCTCTTTTTAAATAGGCTATTTGATTGGCCGCTTCTTTATTTTTAGGATCAAACGCTGCTATTTTTCTAGGATTAAACCCGCCTTTTTTAGAATCTTTCCAATCTTTAGAATAATACCACCATTTAATTATATCTCCATCCATTTTACCTGCTCGTAGATTCTTAACATCTACATATTTTATACGAGAGATAGTATCGTGAGCAGTATTATAAATAATCTCAACAGCGCAAGCCCCTTGTTCTTTAAAGTCAAAAGATATTTTAGCGTCAATTTCTTCTAAAGTCATTGAATCATTCTCATTTTTCAAGAATGAATCGTATTTTGCTTTTATTTCTGGTGATAATGCTGCATACTTAGCATCACTTTCTTCTTTTGTTTTAGCTCCATCAATCAGAAACCCATCACCGGATATCATATCTCCAGCAGTACTTACAATGGCATTATGAATAGGTGATCCGTATTTAAGATCAGATATTTGTAATGGATAAAGGTTATTATCACCAAACGAAACCCAGTCTTTGTTTTTCTCTTCTTTAATTCTTGGTATCTCAGATATTGAGAATTCCAGAGACCCAACTTTTGAAACACTTGAATTTCCAGCTGGTTTAAATTCGTTAGCCAGAAGTTTTCTAGCTCTTTCTATTTCCTCTTTAAGGCTCATCAAACGTTACATTATTTTTATTTTCATCATCAGCAAATACAGATTCACTTGACGATCCTATTACTATACAAATTCCGGTTTCTGGTATTGATAATGCCTGCGCTATATCTAATGATCTAGGAGAACTAGGTGCCATTTCGTAAACAGTGTAATTCCATTGTCCAGCCGGATTTAATGATACTATACCATTAGATAAGTCCTCATTATCAGACTCGGTAATGTTGAAAATATTAGCCCTCTGTCTCTGTATGTAAGTTGATAAATCATCTACCGCAACCACCCTAGATCCATAAGTACCATTCATTACGTTTTCGAACTTTATAATAAACTCAGAATTTGAGTATAAAGCTTTCTCTGAAAGTGTAAGTGCTACTTTATTTACAGTGCCTTTTATGACGTTCATCAGTAGTATATAACTGATAAATCAAGTTTGTTTAAAAAAAAAGCGTACCATTTAGGCACGCTTTAATAATTAGATATTTAATACTACTCGATAACTGCTGTTACTGCCGATGACGTTACTTCGCTTGCAAGTTCTGGCTCAGATCCTACAAATGTTAAAGTATAACCATTAGCATCTGTTTTGGCTGTTCCAGGGCCTCCGGTATTAGTTGTTAGGTTTAACCCTTCTGTTTCACCAAGTAACCAATACAACCCATTAGAGTCCTCTACAATAGCGCACAAATTCTTAAACTTACCCAAAAGCAATAAAGTATTTCTCTTCGCTTGCTCTCTACGGTTTAATTTAAGCGTGATTGTCTGAGCGGTTAACTCAGTTCCGTTTTCCTGGCTGGTAGTAGTCTCTTCTGTAAAAGTTGAAGTATTTTTAGTAAACTCAAATTGATAGAATTTACTAGCATCATCAACAGTTATAGAAGTAATTTTATCTTCTGGTGATCCGTGAGCAATAGTTAATTTACTTAGTTCTTTTAACCAAAGCTTACGAATACCTCCTATATTGTTTGTACAACCGATGGTAATACCACCGTCTAATACGTTACATTCTGCCATTTAATTTAATTTTAAAAGGGGGATTACTCCCCCTATTGTTATGAATAAAGAACTATTTCGGCACCAACACCATATTCTACACCCCATTTGAATGAAGTGATTACATACGATTGTTTAGGATTCAGAGGATCTGTGATTAAACTGATTTCCTTTTCATCACTTACTAAATCAGTACCATACCAAAGATTCATTGGTTCAGCAGCTACCATTTGGTTAGTTGCCATACCAGGAGAAACCATTAATTCGATATCGATATAACGAAGCGTGAAATCACCGTTATTCCAAGCGATCAAAGCCGGATTAGCAGCTACTAAAGCCTGACGATAAAACTTAGCCGCTTTACGTGAAATGAAGATTACTACTTTACCGCCTTCTGAAATAGTATCAGGTACTTTGTCGTAAACTTTTGTAATTTCAGCGATAATATTAGTAGCTGAGAGAGTTGTTCCTGTCACATCTAATACAGTTGCATCAGCCAACATTTTCTTAACTAATCCATCACACAAAGAAGCTGGTGATCCGGCTGTGTTACCTTGCCAAAACAATTTCTCAGTTTGTTCGGAAATCTTCTCAGCTACAAGGTTGAATAAATAATCAACCATTCCGTTAGGGAAGTTTTCTTCAACATTTGAACCCGGACGCAAAGATTCAGACAAATAGTTTGCTTCATAATCTTTAGCACAAATAGGTACTTTAATTGCGATATCGCATACCGTTAAATCTTTTTGAGCTAAAGTATAAGATCCTACACCATCTAATGAGCAACCATCTGCCTGAAGGATGTCGCCAAGATTTAAAGAACCCATTTTAACGGTGCTCTTAGCGTTTGGAATTAAACGAACCTTAGACTTAGTGTCTCCGGTCAAAAGTGCTACCGAAAAGAAACCGTCTGTGTCCTTCCCGGTATATGTGGTATTGTCTATTAAACCTGCCATTTTTCTGTGTTTTATTGATTATTTTTTAGTTTCTGTTTTACTTGGAAGCTCAGCGTCTTTTTTTCTTAAAAACTCCAGCTTGCCTTTTAATTGCGATTGTTTTGAGAGAGTTGTTTTTTGTTGTTCATCTTTATCAGATGTTGCACTACCAGCAGCTGGAATTTTAGAAAGCTTAGTTTCTAATTCTGCATTTTTTAATTCAAGAGCAGCCACCTTGTCCTGTAATGGTTTAATTACTGAACTCATTGCATTTTGAATTACTTCAATTTGCTCTGCGCTTAAATCTTGTTCTGGTTCTGCTATTGCAGTAACCTTTCCACCTAACACAGTAACTACCTCACCACTATCTAATGTGTAGTCTCCGTCAGGCGCTACTGATTCAGTGCCATCAGCAGCAACGATCATAACTTCGGAATTAACCTGCATTACTTCGTCTTTGGTTGTTAATTTTTTGCCGTCACTGGTCATTACCTCGGCTAGTTTTAGTTTACTCATTGTCGCTTTTTTATCTATTTTTAAAATCTTAGAATCTTTGAGTGTTAGGATTGTTCCATCTTCTAACACTACTGTTTCCTGCCATACTGGATATTGAGTGATCTGTTTTTTACCGTCAACTAGGGTTACACTTGGATAGTTAGAGAATACATAGTTATCCACCGCAATAGCTCCATCGATATAAACATCACCACATCCATCGGCTTGTTTGTACACTTCGAATTTTTGATGACTAATTTTTATTTTGTTTTGTTTTCTCATCTCCATGTCTAAGAACCCCTCAATAGAGAATCCCTTGACGTTTCCGGTCTTTATCTCATCATCCCAAAACTTCTTATCTCCGATATGGGTTACTACAAAAGCTGAGTTAACGGGAAGGTCAAAACCTAAATCCTTGCTTTTGTCATTTGATCCTGTAAGCCATATTTCTTGAACTACAGCCTGACTTAACTGTGAATTTTTCTTGTGCTGATAATTGAGATTAACCGTCTTTTGGGTAGCTTGGAATTTTCTAACCAGTTTTTGAATTTCTTCAGCCGTAAATACTACGTAGTATTCGCCATTTTCTTTATCGTACCTGTAAATGGGCAGATCAGGAATAAGAATAGGCCCGCTTAAAAGCTGCTTATCGCTATTTGTATTAAATTTTAATGGAGCTTTGGTATCTGCCATTGCCACCCAGTTTGTTTCGATAGCAGGGCAATCAACTAATGATATAAAGTCAATACCATTGTTAGACGAGATATCCTCGTTAACTTTGATATAAAATACTGGTAAACCGTTTAATTGTGCCATCCTATTGGTATATAATAGAATGGCTGTTTTTTGTTTTGAATTTGCTTATTAGCAGGATTATCTGTAATTTAGATGTATGAAAAGATCAATTTTATTACTAGCTGTTTTATCTTTATTTTCTTGTAAAAAAGATGAAGCAATCCCAAATGGAGTAAAAGCAAAACAAGAGGTAGTTTATACTTATAAAATGACGTTGAATGTTGCCAGAACTAAGCCAACAACAGCCATAAATGACACTTTGATTATTAAGGTAAACGGTACTACGGTTTATAATAAAAACAATGGAAATATTTCCGAGTTCATAAACAACATATATGTTTCAACCGGAGATAAATTATACATTCGATATAATCCGGGAAAAGTTAAATACCCTCATTACGATCCATCTATTAATGATTGGAATGATTATGTTTATGAAGGGTATTGTCTTAATGCCACTTTTGAAGGTGGGTACTATAAACAAGACTTTACTGCCTGCGGCCCCGGAGTTACAGTTATAGACAAGTTAATCTCCGAAAGTCGCCCTTGATTCTAACACATTTACTTTACTTGTAACGTCTCTTATATCAGATTCCAACACTGCCACCTTAATAGTTCCGTTACTATTTGTGGTATTATTTTGTCCACCAGCCACTAAATTTCCAGTAGGATTAAATCTATTTGATCCCTGACTTGGAGATGGTGAGTTAGGTGATGAAGATGGTAGCCCCCCCCTTGTGTCTATTGCTTGTGGTGTCTGTATTGCAGTAGGCCCAGCATCAAACTTTTGATTTGCAATAGTTGCCACCTGAATAGCTCCTGCCACTCCAGCAAGAATCGCCAATGGAATATTAGCTGGATAAGGTACTGATCCAAGTGTCTGTAATACTGAGGCTGCTGTATTAATAATGCCGTTTACTATTTGTAGCTTTTTGTTACGCTCAAACTGCTGTCTCTTAATCTCTAATTCTTTCTTTGCGAAATCAGCGTTAATTTTATTCTGAGCGTCTTTAGAGTAGTTTGCTATTGCTAGCTGTTTTGTCTCACTATCGTATGCTATGCGCTCTCTTTCTTCAGCCGTTAAATTAGCATTATTTAGAGCTACATTTTTACGCAATTCCTCTTGATCTATAAGTTGTTGAGTTCTTATTGAATCATTCTGAATAGACGCTTGTTTCTGGTATTCCTGTTGTTGTATTTCATAGTTCTCGTTTTGGGTTCTGTATGCACTAAGACTATTCAATACATTGCTTGCAGATTGAGCGTAGGCCACATATTCCTGTCCCTTCTTAACCTTTAACTGAAAAATATCATTCTCAGCCTTTTCAATTATGGCTATTCTTTGTTTTTGAGTGAGGTCTTCATTTAATAGTTGAGTGTCCCTATCCTGTTCAATGAAGTCTATTTTTTGGTTAAGTGTTTTTTGCTGGAAAGCATTGTCATAAGCCAAACTATTTTCGCTATCCCTTCTGCGTTTAGACTCTAATTTAGCGTCCGCTTCTTGTTCCTGATCTCTGTAAAGTTGGTTTATTGCCGCTTTATCAGAACGGTTCTGTTCTATTTGACGTTTAGCATCTTCAATTTCTTTATCCCTAATAGCATTTTCGGTATTTATACGATCCTGTTCAATATCAATTTCCTCTTGAGTCTTTAGTTTAAGAAACTCTTGAAAATCTGCTATTCTCTTTTTACGCGCCTCTTCTGCTTTTTTATTAGCCTCGTCAATTTTTGCAAACTTTTGCTCTTCAGATGCAATCTCCTGAGTCTTTGATTTATTAGCTATTTCCTCTCTTTTGAAGTAGGTATTAGTTAATTCATCCTGTAATTTTTTAACATCCGCTTCTGTGGTTCCTACGTTAAATCCCAAGAACTGAAGAAGAGATTCGGTCTCTGTTTGATTCTTTAAATCAGACTGAGCTTGTTTTAACTTTTCTAAAACATTAGCAATCTCCTTATCCGTCTTCTTTAACTCATCTCTAAATTGATCCTGCTTTAATCCATTAATCTGAGTAATCTTATCAATTATGTTTTTTAGTGGGGCGTTTTGCCTTTCAAGTATTTTAAGCTCCTCTTCCCTACTAATTATTAGCCCATCAGTTATTATTCTATTAGCATTGGTAGCTATATTTAAATCGCTTAATGCCTGTTCATTTGCTTTGATTTGTTTAGCAGAATCATCAAAAATAGCTGTTAGTTTCTCCCAATTATCGAATAATAACTTAGCCCCCTCAATAAGTAGAAATATCGGAATAGCTTTCATGGCCGATCCTAACCCTTCCATACCAATGGTTAGTTTACCTGGATCGGCATTTAAGAAACCGTCCTTTAGTAATCCGATAGAAGAATTTAACCTTTCGACTCCTGACCCTCTTAATGTCTGGAAGCTATCATTAAGATCGCCAATTTTACCCTCAGTGTCATTAATAGCACTTTGAAGTCGTTTGAACTGGTCGGAACCTTCGGCAACTTGGCTTTGCAAAGAAATTAGTTGTTTAAGTGACTTATTAAGTTCTCTTAAACCGGCTTCACTTCTATCTGTGTTAATTATAGTGTCTATTTCGACCGTAGTAGCCATTTTGCTAAAAGTGTTTTAAATGGGTTTTTTATAAGTACGTACTGGTATTGTCTTTTATACTCTTTAGGGTATTTTTCTTTAAGCAATTCTTTTGCCTTTTTTATTTCCAATTCAGCTTCTCGAATTAGTTTTTTGGTGCAGTTATCCATTTCTGAACGTACATGATCAGTTGCCTCTTTAAGCCAATCATTACTATCAAGTTCTTTATGAAATGCCGGTAACATCTTCATATCCATAGCACACATTTTGCAGTATCCATCCAATGAAGTATTACCTAAAAAATACTCTTGGTTATTGTCCGATATTGTAACGTCTATATTCATAAAATTCAAATACTTTTTTATTTTCAACTTCGAAAGACTTGTGTGTCAGAGTAAATAAGAAGTTTAATTTTAACACATCTTCCATCTTTGTTATATCGCCCTTTGCTAGTGTGTAGAAGTAGTTATACCAGTTCCACTTAAACAGCTTTTTATCTTCTGCTTTTTCTTCATCACTTACAATTTCCCCTGGTTCATCTGGCTGATTAAATAGTCCTGAGTAGTCATCATAGACCTTTTTGCGACATTCGAAAAAAAAACAAGTGATCCGTACATCTCTCCAATCATTCCTTTTTCAAGAAATAACTCAGCTCTTTGCCTCAATGTAACCGTACTATATTTATCTCCTTCTGGCCTATAAATCATGGCGAAAATGAAGTGCATATTG